CTCAAAGACGAAACAGGAAGCGACAGCCCTAGAGTTGCCGCAGTGCGACGTATGATCAGGGCCTACAGGGGCGTAGCGAAATCAAAGATGCTCAAAGAAAACCCAGAGCTCCGCATGCGCGAGGCTGAAGCGATCCAAAAAGCACGAGCAGCCAGAACACAATAATGAACTCAACGTATGCACCGTCACTAGTTGGCGTAACAGGGCTCCTCGGGGCCATCACCCTTGAAAGTGTTAACACCTCGATCGCTATTTGCGTCGGGGTCACCACGCTTACATATTTAATAATAAAAATAAGAAAGGAACTAAAGTAACATGGACCGCTCAGATAAACTATATGAACTCCAGGACCTACTGATCGAAGAGTTTTTACTCAGGGTCAAATCAGGAGAGGCATCCACGGCTGACCTATCGACGGTCAGACAGTTCCTCAAGGACAACAACGTGTCCGCCGTGGTCACCGAAAGCTCACCACTCCACGAACTAGTCAACGCCTTGCCGTTCCACGACGATAACGTAGACCGAATTGTAAACATGGCGTCCAATGAGTAGAAACTACAAGAGCGAATACGCTAACTACCACGCTAAGCCGAACCAAAAGAAACGCCGCGCTGGTCGCAATGCCGCCCGGAGACTCATGGCTCGCAAGCTGGGACTCAGCAAAATCAAAGGTCGCGACGTCGATCACAAAGACCGAAACCCCAGGAACAACGCTGCGTCTAACCTACGGCTCCAAAAGAAAAGCCAGAACAGATCACGAAATGGCTGACCTAAGGCAACTTAAAGACTTCAGGAACTTCCTCTACCTAGTGTGGAAACAACTTAACCTACCTGAACCAACCCGAATACAATATGAAATCGCGGATTACATGCAGCACGGAGATAAACGAGCAGTTATCCAAGGCTTTCGAGGCGTCGGTAAAAGCTGGATTTGCTCTGCTTATGTTGTCCACCAGTTGCTCCTCGATCCCTCAAAGAACATACTTGTTGTCTCTGCTTCAAAGACTAGAGCAGACGACTTCTCAACTTTTACTCTTAGGCTTATCCATGAGATGCCACTCCTTAAGCATCTTATACCCCAAGACAAACAACGGTTCTCCAAGATCTCGTTTGACGTCGGGCCAGCCCCAGCGTCACACGCCCCGTCCGTTAAGTCCCTGGGTATCACATCTCAACTAACTGGGTCTCGTGCTGACATTATCGTAGCCGATGACGTCGAGGTCCCGAATAACTCAGCGACCCAAATGATGCGAGACAAGCTCGGAGAACAAGTCAAAGAGTTCGATGCGATCATTAAGCCCCTCGATGACGCCAAGGTGATCTTCCTAGGAACACCACAGTGCGAAGACACGATATACCGACAGCTAACCGAGCGTGGCTACCAGACCCGCGTCTGGCCTGCGCAGTATGTTACCCCAGACCAGAACATGAAGCGATACGATGGTCACATCGCTGAGTGTTGTATTAATATTGATAATAAAGGAAAGTCAACAGAGCCACTCCGGTTCTCTGATGTGGATCTTGCAGAACGTAAAGTATCCTATGGTTCTGCTGGTTACGCCTTACAGTTTATGCTCGATTCTAACCTCAGTGACGTCGAAAAGTATCCACTCAAGATCTCGGATCTGATTGTGATGTCGTTGGACACTGAGCTTGCCCCAGAGCGCCTAGTGTGGGCCAAAGACCCGGACCTAGAGTGGGACGGATCGATCCCTAATGTCGGCATGACTGGCGATAGGTTCTACCGGCCTATGAAGACCCTGGGTAAACACATAGAATACACAGGGACCGTTATGTCTATCGACCCGTCAGGACGAGGCAAAGACGAGACAGGCTACGCGGTAGTCAAGATGCTAAACGGTTATCTTTATGTCACAGCGGCTGGAGGAGTCCAAGGAGGATACTCAGAGGAAACCCTTAAGTTTCTCTCTATGACCGCCAAAGAACACAAGGTCAACGAGATCGTCGTTGAGTCTAACTTTGGTGACGGCATGTTTGTCGAATTGCTTAAACCTGTGTTGCGCAAAGTCCACGCCTGCACAATCGAAGAGGTGAGGCACAGCACACAGAAAGAAAAACGTATAATCGATACACTAGAGCCAGTGATGACTGGGCATAAGCTGGTGGTTGATCCTAAGGTCATCCAGAACGACTACGAGACTAGCCAGGTGTATCCTAAAGACCACGCTCTAAAATACCAGTTGATCTACCAGTTAACACGCATAACACGAGATCGTGGCGCTGTGACCCATGACGACCGCTTAGACGCGCTTTCGATGGCTGTTGGTTACTGGAGTCAGCAAATGGCCCAAGACGCGTCAGAACGCATCCTAGAGCGAAAAGACGAAGATATACGAAAAGAGCTACAGAAACACGCCGAGGCTTACTTTAAGATCCGCCGAGGGGGCGCCAATATTCTCACTTGGTAATTCATACCGCCTATATGTAGGGCTATAGGTAAAACCATAAGCGATATTAACTAATGTAAGAACAAAAAACCGATGATTTTATATGGATGGGGGAAATACTGTATTGACAAGGGTAGAAATGTCCCCCTATAGTAACTATAGGTTAACTAAAGTCAGTAATGAGTGATAATAACAATATTGAATATTACACTAAAGTTAGTCTATAGTTAGACTCTAAGTTAACTCTAAGTAACCATGGCCAAAGATTTAGAAAGCGTAACTGCTGTTCTCGGAGAACACTTTGAAAACTATGTGATCCTGGTGGCTGACTCTAAGCACAGCTGTAAGATCATCTTTGATAACCACTTTGCCGCTAAAGGACTCGTTAGTGTCGCAAAGAATACCATTGACGAAAGCTTTGGTTCTGGTATTAATTGCTTCGAGATCGACTTCGGTCCACTTTCAGATGACTGACGGTTGGTCTTAATGCTTCTTTTGCATTCGTTGTTCCATTAGGCAGGGCTCTTAGTTAACGCTAGGGGCCCTGTTCTATTTTTGGTAAAAATATCTGACACCCCTTATATAACGCAGCAGTTCGCCGCGATTCCCCGTGGTCGGTCGAACAGCTGACCAAGCGAACACTGTTCAAAGACTCAGCGATTTCTTTCTGTCAGCGCGGCGCAACTACTATCACCAGGGAGCGCGAGGGGGTGCCAGGGTAGACAATGGGTGAGCACTAGGTCGAGCGCTGGGAGTCGATAGGTAGTCAATGAGTGAGCGCCGGGTGTCGTCGAGGTGTGTTTGTCATTGTGCGGGTGTTTTTACGTTTTGACAGGCCAGCGATTACTTGGGGATAACAGAGGGATAACCAAGGGATAACAGAGGGATAACAGAGGGATAACCAAGCGCGCACTCTAAGCCTCTTCTTCATCGCTCTACTTTTTTTTTTCACTTTTTATTAAATAAAGTTTGACAGAAAGAACAAAAGCAACAAGTATGCACTCAATAACAGCGCGCCTGTTATAACCAAAAAGCAAAAAAGCAATGACTCATAAAGAGATGAAAGAGGTAGTGGAACTACTCGATAGACTCCCGGGCTTCGACGAATACGCTTATTTTAACGAGGGAATCCGCGAAGTGAAGCGCGATGAGAACCTAGAGATCATCGAGATCACGTTTCCGTGTGGTTACTTAAAGAAGACAATCGCCAACAAGTATTCTGACAGCTGCGAGTCTTGGGTTGGCTCTGGTTACGAGGCTTGGGTATTAGGATACAATGAGAAGATCCTTGGGGTTTTTCTTGTAGCTTAATTAAATATTATTTATTTCTAGAGATCCTTGTGATACAGGGGTTTCCATGGAGTCAATAATGACGCCAACACAAAAGCAAAAAAGCATGAACAAAAAGAAATACAAAGTAGAGCAAATAGGCCTCCTCTGGCTGTTAACCGGGGAGAGCATAGAAGGAGCGGAGATCTTCGCGAACCTGACAGATATTCCATCGAGGTTTTTCGATAGCATGGAGATCATTCCAGCAGACACGAAGGGGGGTTCTAAGTGAAATACTCCGAAGAAGAATACAGCGAGCTCACATTGACACCTAGAGAAGTCAGTTACCAGTTGCGAGAGCACGGGGTGCAAGACTTGCAAGAGTTCTACCATGAGATCGGTGAGCGCGATGTTTACACGGGGAAAGACGTTTTGAACTTCTTAGGATATTAATATTATGAATGATACCATTGATAACATCATGGCAGATCTCAACAGAGCACGGCGCCGACACGCTGATGCAGCAGATCGTTTAGAATTCGAGATCACCAGGGCAATCGGATTGCTTATGGATATCCAAGGGGAACGCGACCACCTGGCGTTAACCAGGCACGAGACTCTAGACTTCACAGTGATCGAAAGGGGGAACAAATGAACTTCTTTGTTTTACTCATAGTAATCATTATGTGGGCCGCTATTTCAATATTAATTATTAATCAGTAATGAAAACCTTCACGAAAACTAAAGACAGCGAAATCCGCGCTAACCTTAGGACCTGGCGATCACTTGCGAGCCCTAAAGAAGTATCTGCGGGATCTACTTGGTACGACGAAGCGAATTCCATTGCGTCAAACATTGAGCGCAATACTGGCGTGAGTGTTTTTAACGCTGCAGCTGTATTGGCAGCGCTGAGTCCGTCCAACAAGTGGGAACGTAATATACTCGACGCCCAAAACCTTTGTGAGGCCTGGAGCACTGGACGATCACCGGATTCTGTAAGATGCTGCACTTACAACGCAAACAAAGCGAAGGCATGGCGAATACTTGAAGGAGACCAGGGTGTCCTAGACAAGAGTCCGAAAGTCTGGGCGTTCGCTAATACTATCACTTTGCGCAATAAGGCCGCGTGTGTAGTGATTGACCGATGGCATGCAAGAGCTTGTCTTACTAGGTCGAAGAGACGCAAAG